TCAGGTTTTCTGCTGACTGACCTCCATTAAAGCCACTAGCGATCGCCCGCCAGTCAGGCTCAGACTTCTGATCTCGAACATCTTCAAGTGCAATGATACGATCCATCATCTTTCTCTGGAGGATCTCGATGTTGTGAAGCCTCTCGGCTATGGTACCAGCATCACTCATCGAAACTTACCCTCTCTCATACTACGCAAAAGATCGATCTCATACTCGTCTTCCTCATTCGGATCGAATTGATTGCCGATGATTCCGATATACTCGCTCTCAGGAAAGTAGTACTTAATCAAGACTTCCATTGCCCTGGAGCGCTCTATCATTTCAATCAGATCTCGAATCTCCCAGTGACCGAGGCTATCCTTTGACTCTAGCTCGGCGATCTCACCAAGATTGTCACGATAATTCTGAACCAAGATATCACGAAACAGCCTATCACAAGTCTCTACTGAGAGCTCGAGCGTATGCCCATGCGCGACATCATAATCATCCCAACGGGAATCAGCCATTTTTACCTTACTCCGATATCCACTCATTCTATTACGCAGCCTCCGCCATCTCGACGGCCAACTCAAGAGCACGAGTCTTGACTCCCTTGTTCTGACCGTACCATGCTGACTGGAGGCGATTGTCAGCAGAGCGACCTGCCAAGTGATCCGTCAGGTAGGTGACTGCATTGAACGCCTGCCACCAAGACCCTGGAGCGAACTCCGTCCCAGGCTGCTCTTCCAAGACGTGGAATGCCAGCTCGGCGTTCTTTGACATGTCCTTCTTAGAGCCAGCCACAGGGAAGACCCGTGTGAAGTACTCTACGATGTTCTCGTCATTGTAGCGACGATCACCAAGGAATGCTGCCATCTCCTTGTATGCAGCGAGCTTGTGCTTCGCGACTCCCAGCATCTCCTTCACTGAGTCTCCGTCAAATACGCGACGGTGAGAGATCTTCGCCATGTTCTCGACCTTCGTATTGAGCGAGAGCGTCAGTGTGTTATTGCATACGACACGGATCGGTGTGAACTGAACGGTCGTCGAGTTGCCATAACGATGGAAGTTCGAGAAGAGCAGATATCCCTCAACACGATCTCCCTTGAAGAGCTCGAAGCTCTCCTTGACCTTCGCCAAACCCCAGACGATCTGACCGTCCTTCAGTGAACCTGCCGTATGCATATCCATATCACCTGCAGCAACGAAGTCATTGAAGAACTCGAATGCCTCGCGATTCTGAACGGGATTCCAGTCATCGGACACCACATCGAGGATCTTATGATCACTGGAGCGAACCAGTGCAGAACGGTCGATGGGAGTCTGGACGCCATTGATAGTGGCGAATCCAGGGATCTTCTCTACGGTCCAGTCTAGACCTGCAGCCTGAAGCATCTGTTCAGGGGTCACGTCATCAGGGACTCGAACACCAAGACCATGCCAGGGAACGTCCCCTGCATAGGCCATCTTTGCAACACCATCGACGATTTCAATCTCATGAGCCATGTTTATCTCCTCTAGGCAAGTATTCATTATAATAAGTATACGTCATATTTTGAAAAAAGTCAATCGGCTTTTTCCATGCTCCATTCCCATAATGTAGTCTTCTCATTAAGGACGGGGACGTTCAGGATCTTCCATCCTGCCTTCTTATAGACCATCGCCATACGATTCGCTCCACCCTGAGTAAAGGCACTGAAAGTGACTCTCATGACTGGCGCAGCATCATCAGATCGACCATCACTAGTGCAAACAGATAGACGACCTCGCGCTGGAAGTCTCCGTTGCACAGCCACTCGACGAAATAGATCGAGCACCACACGATCAAGATATTCATAATAAGACGTAAGAAAGATTCCATCACTCGTATCCTCGCGCTTCACTCAGGCAGATATCCATCAGGTCGTAGGTATTGATGTATTCGATTACATGCTTCCTTGGCTCGTCGTAGTTCCAGGGACCGAGCTCCTCGCGACGCTTGACAGCTGCCTTCTTGGTGCGAGCACGGATATTGTAACACTTCGAATCTTCCCGAACATCGCAGATCCAGTATACCAACTTAGCCATTCTCAGCCCCAATCCTTGAAGTCGCCAGCCTCTACAGTATCACGGAAGCCTGCAGCATATGCCTTCCAATCTTCGCTGTCAGGATCATCGATCTTTATGCGAAGGGACTTCTCACTGCTACCAACATAATAGTGAGGATCGAAGGCACGACCATAGTAGGCATCGGCGCCACCACGATCATATGCACCACCATGGCGTGTATCATAATCGGTCATATCATTCTCCTGAGGACCAGACCACATCTTCATCGGTGTACCAGCGACCTGCACGACCGACCTCTACACAATAGACGTTGTAGTAATCGCCACCTGCACAGTACCCCTCGGAGCGATCGTCCCGTTCAGAACGAGCTGCATAGTGGCCTGCAGCGAATTGGGCTGATGGCAGATCGGAATACACACCGACGAGATCTTCACCCTCATATGCAGTAGCGGAAGTCAAAACATATACAAACATATCAAGCTCCATGGAACAATTGATAGAAACCAGTCATCATCACGTCATACGCCTGACGCTCTTCTTTGGAATAGATGCTGTTGAAGAAATCCTTACCAGCCTCGCGCTCATCATGCATAATTTCAAGGAGCTCCAGGAGGCCGAAGCCATTCTCTTCGCGGACACGTTCGATAATCACTCTTGCTTCAGATACTGTCATTTTCAACTCCTTCATCATCATATTAAGAGTATACGCCGATTCGTGAAATAAAGCAAGCGATTATTTTAATTATTTTTTGGTGCGCACCGACACGTCGAAGTCGGTCGACCGACTGGTCCAGATCAGTCCCTGCCAAGAAGCCAGCCACCTGTCAAGATTCGCGACCCTCTGCTCATACTGCTCCTGAGTCAGGAGATTCTTCATGAGATCGCTGTCTAGGTGATCCATCTGTTTCTCATAGAGGCGCTCGAGTGTCTCTTCTCTCATGGCTTACTCCGGTGTAATGTCAAATGTGAAAGTGGAAACGTCGCAGGGAAGCACCCACTCAGATGCATCATGGAACTTCGAGAACCAGTAGTCACCAGAGACCTCGAGGCACCAGCATCCACCATATTCCTTAATCATCCATTGCTGGAACTCTTCAATGGACTTGATCTCGTCTTCATCGAGACCATCCATCTCACCATAGTTGAGAGCATATGCCCAGTGGCGGGGAAGTATCATCTCGATCGTCAGCATATCATTTTCCTTCATCATCATATTATCATCTTACCTCGGATGCTGAAAAAAAGCAAGCAGTATTTCTAAAAAAAAAGTGGAGCCGAAGCCCCACCAAGTCGTTATCAACACAACAAATATCAGACTAGTCCAAGATCACGATGCAGTGACGATGGGATGTTAGCACGCAGCTCGTCCTGCAGTTCCTTACGCTCGTCGATCTCACGATACATGTCCTTGACCTGCTCGCGGAGCTGCACTACTTCCTTCGGACGCTTCACGAATGACTCACCAGCCATCCGCAGCTTTGCCAGGTTACGTGCCTTGATCTCAGGATCGACTACAGCTTTCGCTGCTGCCTTCTCACGATACTTCTGTGCTACTTTCTTATGGATCGACGCTAGGGTGACGGTCTTGGGCTTCTTGGTACGAGCTGGGATATTATCCAGCGATCCATTAGCCAGTCCGTTCTTGACGAGGAACCGATAGGCACCTCGGGCATTCGTCATTGGGATCGATACAGCATCAGCAATCATCTGCACCACAGTCTCATATGGCTTGTCTTGATTGTCATTGATCACTGCGACCATTACTGCACGTTTAGACATTCACATTCTCCATTTATCATCATCACAATATGATTATACGGTAATACCAGTAATAAAGCAAGCACTATTTTCCGATCGCTCGCCCGAGAGACTGGATCATCAACCAGAATGCTGGGGTGAGGGCGAACAGAGTGATAGCCAACAGGGCCACGCCAGCAACGAATTCCAAGATATCTTCGGTCATAGTAGCTTCCTTTTCAACTTATATTATCATCTTACCCTAGACTGGGATAAAACGCAACCACTTTCTCTCGGTGGCTGCTCTTTTTTTTCTAGTAGCTGTGATATTCGTCGACGATTTCCTTGAAGGCAATATACCCCAAGAGCTCATTTAAGTAAAGCTCTAAGTCCTGGATATCATGTGGTGCTACGTTCAGTTTAATGAAGCCAAGCTGTGCTGCTCGCTCCTCTAAACGTCTGACCTGACCCTGAATGAAGCTCTTATATTGAGACCGTTCAGCCTGAGTCTTGGCTGTGCTCTCGGCAATGGCTTTGAATAATTCGGGTCGGTCAGTGCGACTATCATCAAACAGTGCCCGCATCAACACGAGTTCTTCTTCGGTATACTGATATCCATACTCAGCCATTGCTTTTCCCTTTCAAACTATAATTCATCATAGCCTAGACAATGAAATAAAGCAAGCACTATTTTTAGCAGTCAGGATCAAAATCCAGCCACTCATCCATCTCGCTTGGCTGGCCGTCATCATCGCCCCAGCTAAGATTAATAGCACCATCCTCGAGGAACCACTCGAATAGATCTGACTCGTCATGGGTGGGAAATTCTACCGCGAACTCACCATCATTATCTACTAGACGACCATCAAGCTCAGCAACAGCAAGAAGAAAGTCTTGGGTGATGGGGTAGGTAACACCATTATACTGAATCGTTTGCATAACACTTTTCCTTTTTCAAACTATAATTCATCATACCCTAAGATCAGAAATAAAGCAAGCACTATTTTATTTTTGAACGAGAGAAACCTCAACGGAGAATTCGTTGTTATCTTCGTCTAGGACGGCAATGACTTCGTCGTCTATAATGACAATATAATTACCCGCCTCACCGATCAGTGGGTTTTGTGAGTTACAGCCAGCAAAGCTCATCCAATCGGCTTTATCGAAAGGACGGAATTGGGTGGTAGCAGCGAGACGAAGAATTTCAATGGCGGTCATTTGGTTTTTCCTTTTCAACTTATATTATCATCATACGCCACATCACGAAAAAAAGCAACCACTATTTCTATCTTTTTTTATTTTTTTTCGCACAGACACGACCAGAACACGACACGCCACCATTTAAATAAAGGGGATTTAAAGCCACACTAAATACACGCCATTTACTAGTGGAAAACACTACAGTATCAGTATATCTTAGTGAATACCACTATAGATTACCGTTTACCCCGTGGTTTAATTGGTTTAATACTGCCAATCTTAGCAATCTTACGCTTAGAGCCAATAGGTTTGATGGATTTAATCGAGGAATTCCGAGATGATGATGTTTTCATTTTGTTTTCTTCCTACGTTTACGAGTATTTGACTTATACAGCTTAGTATAGAGAGCAGCAAGTACTGGTAGTTCTGGGTGTTTATGTATCCATTGACCAGTATCTGCTTGGAATTCCTTAATAAAGAAGGCATCAAGAGCAGTATATCTTAGTAGTTGCTCCTTAGTATGGTATGTTTCAGTAGTAGGCATAGTAACATCAATGCATTTAGACAGTTCATCAAAGTCACCATCACTCATTATAGAGTTATTATCGAACTCATATGCATATGCAGCAAGTGATAGTTTGATTCTATTCTTACGTTCTTGTTCTGGTGTATTGATGAATGATAGTATATTAGGCATATTGTTTGGTTTCCTGGAGTATATCAGAGACTGATTCCCATTTGTTTCGGTCTAATACTCTATACACTTTCCATTCACTATTAGTATACAGGTATACATATTCAATACCTTGGTCTTCTGCTTCTTCTAATAGTTCTTTTTCTGATACATACTGACAGAAAGGGTTCTTTACGGTATAGGACATATCACAATCAGATATCTTAGCAGCCAGAATCTTAATATCACCATTGTAAACTAACATATCTGCCAGAAACTGATTATTGTAATGTTTAAGTAACATAGCACCGACGCCACTAACATAGCCATCATAATGGCAATAGATACCATTGATGATTGATGGGTCTTGGGGGTCATAGATAGCAATGAAAGAACGAGTAGCCATTATGCTATTTCCTTATAATCAGAGCGAAGGATTGAATAGGATATATTACCTACTGGGGTAATACTGATTGTATACATATCTTTGACTAGGTTCAGAGCGTCTTTTGGGGTACGAGCACGGACTGTCTCATATTTTAACAATCGGTTGGTTCGGTCATCACGGAATACGCCAGCTTCATATACGCCGATCACAAAAGTATACATATCATTTCCCTCCATCATCATATTATCAGTATAGGTCATTTCCTGATAAAAAGCAAATAGTTTTTTTGAAAAAATTATCGCTCCTCGCCGAAAAAATCTTTATACTCCTGATCGGTCATCAGCTCATAGCATACGGCAAACAGATCACCGTCTTGGTACAGACGCCACACATTACCGTTATGGGTTGCCGTGGCATTCTGAAGCACGGAATCCCATGCTTCCCAGTAGTGTTCGTGGTCTGGGCCAGTCTTAAGGATTTCCATATCTTCGGCGGATACATTATCCATATCCTCGTGATACATGGCAAACTGTTGGGGGATATAGATACCTTGGTGGTCGCCGATCAGGATTTCAATGCCGCTCATATCGCTCTTCCTTTGCTTCATCATCATATTATCATCATACGTTCATTTTGAAAAAAAGTCAAACAGTTTTTTCACTTTTCTCTAATTCATTTGCGAGCGTATTCAGCACCACGAACAATGCCGTGGTCGCCGCCAGTTCGTTGGCGCCAAGCGTACGGAATGTCTTAAAGGCATAATCAAACGCCTCCTTCAGATTGTCACGTTCAGCGAACAGATTATGGCGGATTGACTTAGCGATCTCTTGGTTTGTCATTTGCTTTCCCTCATTCATCATATTATCATCATACGTGAATGTGCTAAAAAAAGTCAACCACTTTTTTTGAAAAAATTAAATTATTTTTTGAAAATGGTTTGAACCTTATCACGGAAGTCATAGGAAGACTTCACAAATATTTGTGGCTCTGGTTCATCATCAACACCAATAATGATTACGATCTGAGGAACTATTAGGTCAGTCCTTGCTTCGGTCATCATAGCATATACTGTTGATTGTAGGAAATATGACTCGATCCAACTCTCTTCCTTGAGTCTACGACTGGTCTTGAAGTCAACAATACTTGTTACTCCATTGTATTCACCAATCATATCAGTAGTTCCAGCAGTATACAATCGCTTAGACCAGAGTGGATACTCTATACCGTATACTTTGGTTAGGTTCTTGTCTAGTACAGATCTAATAGAGTCAAACATCAATTTGTTGGCGGGCATCTGGCCTACTTGATAGTCTTCTCTCTTGACGTATTTCTCAAGCATATCATGTACTGCTGTACCTCTGTTTGCTGCTTGAGTGCTTATCTTATTGGCTTCTGCTTCGCCTACTCTAGCACGCCACTCGTTCAATGCTGTCTTATCTTGTACTCTACCAAGTACAGTCGTTACAGATGGGAAAACGCCATCAGGTGTTACATAATGGCGCTTTCCGTTTATTACTTCTCGTACTATCTTTGACTTTGGTAATAGTTGTAGGTCAAAGTTATGCGACGATTTTGAGTCTATCTTTTGCAATTATATATTCCTTCACCATTGCTGATCTAACTATGTCGTTCTCGTCGAAATCTATAAATTCGAACGACTTCATTCTATCTATTATTTTCATAAAGTCAACCAGCCCATTCTTTTCATGTTCTTTGGTGAAGTCTGATTGTCTAAAATCACCACAGAATAGTATCTTACAATTACGACCAACACGAGTGATAACAGAATCAAGCTCATGTAATGTAAGATTTGCTATCTCATCAACGACAACAATACAATCATTCAATGTTATACCGCGAATGAACGATGTGCTAATGAATTCAACAATGTTTCGTTGCTTGAGGTATTCATAAGCGTCACCCCTATTAAACAACTCAGTAAAGATTGCCTGATATGGTGCTTCATATACCTTGGTCTTCTCTCTATTGCTTCCTGGTAGAAAGCCCATATCTCTAGTTGGTACCACTGATCTAACGATTACTAGTTTCTTATATCTGCTATTCTCTTCTAGTATCTCTTTGGTTGCTAGATAGTTAGCGATAAAGGACTTACCCGTTCCGGCAATACCATGTAACATTAGGTTCTTGCCTTCATAGTATGCTTCAAACGTTCTCTTTTGATTCTCCGTTAACGGTTCAATGTTTCTTAGTTTGAAGTTCAGTTTTACACTGTTATCGTTCTTATTATTACCCTCTTGTTGTTGTTTTCTTTTTTCTTTTCTTGATATTCTTGGGGGTTGAACCATTTAATATTCCTAGAAAGTATTGATCGTGCTCCTTGTAAATCCTTTAGAGTTACCCTTTTTGATGTTTCTTAGAATGTCTCTAAAGCTATCATCTGGTTTCTTAGGCACACCAGATATTAGGTTCACTGCACCAATCGTTTGTGTTACATTTGGGTTTGCTTTTAGATAATTATCTAACTCACTCATTGACATGAATTCTTCAAAGTAATCACCAGTATCATTGTTAACGAACGTATATGTTGGCATAACTATATTGTTCCTCGTTGTATTCTTCCAACTCAAGCAATTGATCTATGTTCTTGGTCTTAATAGCGCGAGACAGTCGCTTATCTCGTTTATTATTACGTTCCCTTCTAACATCATCACCATCAATATAATCACGATCATCATTATGATTGTTATACCTTGTGTTCTTAGACTTAGACATGTTAACCAGTGATCTCCTTTACTTTGTCGGATAACTTCTTTTTTGGTGTAGGCAAAACCAACTTTGGTTCCATTGGTGTAGGTATCATATCAGGGAATGCTGTTCTTACAACTTCTTCTGTGATTCTAGGCCAAGGAAACTGTTTATCTTTGATCGCGCATAACATTTCAGCATCGGCTGGTGCTATCGTCTCTAACAATTCAATAAACATCTGTTCGCGCTTGGTC